GGACCTTCTGCAATTAGGACCTTGGGGCTATAGGGCGAGTCGCCTGTGAGGCTAGGTACGCCGAATGCCTGGTCACCGAGCACAATGTTCGCCAAGAAAGGCGCAGTGCTGGAGTTGTAGGACGCTGCCGCAGTGCCAGAGATGGCATTAGCAGAAGCAGAGCCGAAGGACAGGATGTTGTGCGACAACAGAGTCTTCACTCCGTAGTACGTTCCAACTTCACCCTTCAGCAAGCTATCCACGTTCGAGTAACGATGAGCCTGGATATAGTCGTCATCGTTGAGGATCGAACGAGCAGTACGAGGATCTGCAACCAGGACGTATCCGCCTTTGATTGTAGGAGCCTTGTCAACTCGGAGAGCAGTCACGGAATCGAGCAAGTCGAGTGCCGTGAATGACGAGTTGGCTGCAGTCGCGGCGATGAATGCCGTCGAGTTGCTGTTCTGCGCGTAGCGGACCGAGGTGGACAGAGTGCCAGTTCCGGAGGTAGTTCCGGTCGTGAGCACACGGTGCACCAATGTGTCGGCATGCAACGCATGATCTTCCGCCAATTGAGTCGTGGCCTGTGCCATGGAATCAAACAAGTTTGTGGCTTGCAAGATATCAGACAGCTTGACCAAGCTGGCAAACTGTTGCAATGATGCCTGTACAGTCGACAGAGTCAACTGACGTTCGTTATTTCCAGGGTTTGTGCCTTCCGACGTTACTTCGATGATCGAGCTAATGCTCGGGTTGTCGTATCTAAAAAAGCGAATCTGCTTGTTTCCGTTTTTCCGGGGAAGCGCCGCTTTCATTCCGAATTGTTCCATCTGAAGGATGGGCAATTGACGTTGGAGCAACTCTTTCGAGAAGTACTCCTGGTAGGCCGCTGCAAGCGAGCCAGAGGTTACTAGTGCCATATAATTTTATCTCCTGTTGTCTAAACCTTAGTTAGCGTCGTCAAATTCCATCGCCATTCGGCGAAGTTCGACACCTTGTTCAGCTACGGATAAATCCTTAAACTGCTTCTTAGGCGCCGGGGTTGACGGTGAACCAACTCCAGGTTGTAAACGTTTTTTGAACTCCGCATTTTCTTTGCGGAGCTTTTCGACTTCATCTGCTAATCCGGTTGAGTTATCCGTTTTAAGAGCAAGCTGTGCGATCTCGACTGCATCGACGATGCCGTCAGGATACTGGCGAAGGACTGCTTTTGAATTAAGTAGTTCTGCTACTTTTTTATGTAGGTTTGAATTTGAATCCTTTAGATCTGGATGCTTATCAACCAATCTGTTTAGATTCTCGTTCCAAGCCTTCTCGCCCATCTCCTTAACTTTTCTCTCTTGAGATTGTACTTCGTACTTTTCAACCTCTTGAGCTCTCTTATCGGCCTGCTCGGCTAGATCTTCTCGACCCTCTTCCCGGAACTGCTTCGCAGCGTTTCGGTAGTCGGTCGCGTCGAACTTGCCTGCTGGTCTCTCCTGGTCTGCCTTCCGCGCCTCATCACGTTCGCGCATGAATTCCTGGCGCTCACGTTCCAAGCGTTCCTTTTCGGCCTTAGATTCCGCCTTAGCTTGCTGAATGGCATCCCATTCTTTCTGCTGGCGGTTCTTTAGCTTCTCGTACTTGCTGGGTTCCTTGGCCTTGTCGGATGACTCAACCGGACTCTCAGACTCTGTCGTTGTTAAAGAACTATCACCTTTTTTGTCCACGACTTCGGTCGTAGAAGGCGAATTTTCTGTTTTAGGTTCTGTCGTCGACGTGGGGTTCGACTCGATCTTCTCCACTGGTTCCGACGTTGGTGTCGCTTCCGGTTTTGCTTCCACTCTATCTGGAGGGATAATCCCATCCTCAATCATGGCCGCTCTTCGTAACGATTCCGCCGTCAGTTCTATTCCATTACCCATGCTAACCCCTTTACTCCAGCCCCGAGATGGTTAACGATCTCAGGCGGGATTGTGACTAGTCTATGTACTCCGCGGGTAACCTCTAGTCGTCTGCCCCTCCCGCGGGATGAGTGGCATCAATTCCAAGGGAATCGATAACTGCCACTGCAGATCTGAAACCTATGGCAAACCCACAGGCTGTCAAGTCGCCTTTTTGAACTGCGCTAGAATCTTGCCTAATGGTCATGTTCCTGAGAATCGCGGCGAACCTTACGCCATGCTCTGATCTCATAAAACTGCCGAGTGACCTGGCGTCCTCCTCGGTCCACTCGGGTTCGTCTACCCACTTGGTAAAGCGTATAAAGTTTAATATTGCTCTTAGTTTTGTCATATGATTATCCCCCATGAACTATCCTTGAATAACTTCGCAGCAACTCCATTAAGTCTTTGCCTTAGAGCATTATGCACCTTTTCCACATTAATGTCGTGCCCCGCAAGAATGCCACCTTTTCTGATCTTTGGTTTCCAAGCGTCGATGTCCGCGACTACGGCATCTGTCTGATGGTCTCCGTCTAGGTACACAAAATCCAAGGATGCGTCCTCAAACTTGCCAGAGGCTTCTAGGCTAGTGAGTTTTAGGTGTGAAATATTTTTGAGATCTTTGGTACGCTCAAAATACTTTTTCTCAACCTCTGCCATATCCGCATTCGAGGCGTGATCGTCTTTGTCGTATCCATTCGCCCAAGGATCAACCGTGACTACGCTTTTGAAATATTGGGCCATGACCACCGCGTTCTCACCTGAAAATGTACCAACCTCAACTGCAGATTCATTGGCTCCGGATTCGTTTGCCCAGGCATATAATGCATGAAGAGCTTTTAATTGCTCTTCTGGTCTCATCAGCGCTATCACGCCATCGGTTGTGCCATCTCGGGAGGCATTTGTCCAGTCATTCCCGGGGGCGGGAGTTGCCCCTGCGCGCCCTGCAGTTCTCCCTGCTGTTGCTGTTTCGCCTTGTTCATTTTCTTGAGCTCGGCAGTAATCGCCCTGGCAGTGTTCGGATCGATCTGTTCCAACGCCTGCAAGTGCTGATCCAAATGCTGACCGATCGCCTGTGCTGTAGCCTGGTCAACCTGGCGGAATCCTTTTTCGGCCGCTTGCTGGAAGTCAAAGATGATCTCAAGATGGGCCCGGTGATCGTCGGTCGGTTTGATCGCAATCGGGAACGCGGTCGTCATCATCGCGGCGAGTTCCTTCGCCTGCTCTTCCCTCTGCTCCTGTTGGTTCATCATCGGGTCCTGGACCAGACGACGTACCAAGCTGGGATCGTCGAGCTCGAGCACGGACTTAACAAGTTCGGCCTGGTTAATGAACGGAGACTGACCGAGCAGTTGCATCCGGGCTACTGCCTTTTGCAATTGAAACTGGCGAGTCTGGAAATCGTACCCACCCTTGGGCATGATCGAATACTGTTCGTGCAATGCTTCCGGGGGTACGGTCCCGGTATCTTCAGCATAGCGAAAGTTCAGATCCTTCTTGTCGTACTGCAGATAGATCGACCAGCACTGACGGAACAGGCGACCTAGCGACATGCGGAACAGACGGTTTCTTAAATCAGCACCCGCGGACCCGGTGTTCACCAACGCTTGAATTTCAGTTGCTGTTTTTCTGGAGCTACCGGGTTCCGAGGGGTTGTTGCCTACGCCAAAATCGATTGTTCCAACTCTCTGCTCCGCCTCTGCACGTTCGTCGTACATGACTCGCATGAAGTCCATCGGAGGGGTCGTCATCTGAACAGGCTTGATGCCCTGGGGCAGGATTTGCCCGGGCTGCATTTTCAGATTCGCCATGTTGAGGGAGACAGGATTGTCGGCCTGGAACAACGGACGGTTCGCCAGTTCCAAGAAGTCGAGCATGGAGTTCTTTAACTTCGCCAGGGTCATCTCATTGGCAGCCAAGATCTCTGCAAGTCCGCGGGATGAGTAGAATCCTCCGTTGGTCAACTCATAGCTAAACTCTGTGAATGGGCACTGCTTGTGCTTGTAGGGAAGGACAAAATCTTCACGCACCGGGTCAGTTGTCGCTAGGGGCGAGTACGTCGCAACGTTCCACTCGTCGTCTTCGTTCCTGGTGTAGATCTCCCAAAGAATGATCCGGTCTGGGCGAGAGTCGTAGGTAATGCCTTCGCGCTGGTAAACTGCCTGTTCCTTTTCGGTATTAATGCCCTCGAACTTGGTTCCGCGTCCAGCAATCCTTTTGATGAAATCCTCGTCTTGGTTGTAGGCCGCTACGCGCTTATACTGCTCCACCGATAGCACCATGACGTGACAAAGATAATCGGCGTCGTCCAGGGCGACGGTCTGGTCCGGCACAATGAACCTGGTCGGATCAATCGCCTGGAAAATGATCTCCTTCTTGCCCTCGTCCCAAATTGATTTGAGTACTGCCCGACCGAACAAGAGCATGTCGTCAATTAGGCGAACGATCTCAAATTGAAATGCGGTGCGCTCCCGGATCTTGTAGTCAAAGTATCGTTCTGCCGTAACGGTAAGCGGAACCAACTGCTGGCGCATAGGAACAAACCCGGCGACGACGTCGTTGCCAAGGGCTGAGTTGACATAGTTGGGTTTGAGTCTTTCGATAATACGATCAATCAGCGCGACGTGCATGTCCGCCGCGGTGGGCCATGGCTTAACCTTCCGACGCATTCCGAACGTGCGCATCTCATAGAACTGCCTCTGCCGGGCGTCCCATGTCGCGCGGTTCTTCAGATCCCGGAGGATGCGCGTATGAAGTTCGTTATTTATTGGTTCCATTATTCCTTACCCTTACTTCGTATTCTAAATCGTTTACCGTGTTGATTGCGTCGTATGCCCAGGATTGAACGTTAGGGGTAGATCTTGTGACCTCTTCAAACCTTGGGTCGTTCAGAAGTCTGTCCGCGTTCCCCGACGTTCTCACCACTGGGTCTACGGTTGCGCATCCACCAAGTGCTAGTGCCAAAGGCAGAATCAATCCTACTACGACCCTCCGCCCATTCTTTCCTAATCGCAGACTCATTGCGCTCACGTTCCCCGGGGAACAATCCTACAATTGCCTTGAGCAATTCGATAAGAGCGCCAATCCACGAAAACACAAAATGTTATTTTGCGTCGGCAGCCTTGATCAACCCGACTCCGGCGATGATCGCGGCGATGAGTATTCCAAGGTCAGGCACTTTGCCTGTCTTCAAAAATTCCACCGCTGCCCCAGCAATAGCTACTACGATTGACAAAACTCCAGTTGCAGTTGTTTTCCAGTTCATGTTGTTTTCCTCCCGGTTTATCCCCCGACATCCCAGCCGGACATTTCGTTGTCCGCGGATGCCTGCTTCATTAGTTCAAGCAAAGATGGACGCGTGTATGCCATTGTCAAGTCGTAGTCAATCCCAGAGTTGTCGCATGCCATTGCGACCGCGTCGGCCCTGTCCGGAGATGCCACCCCCCTAGACCGCATTGCGTCTTTTGACTCCAGGCCCAGCTTCCCGCGGGACGTGGCTTGAGCTCTCCTGGTCACTAGTTGGCTTTTGAGAATATCGTCTTCGGGCAGGATGATGTCGCAAGTGTCGATCTTCCGGGCCAGCCTGTGCCACATCTCGGAACCCTTGTTCTGATACGCGTCGTTGTCCCTGGCGTTGCCACCAAAGTTAATCCGATTCACGGTCCACCCAGCTTCGCTCAGCGCGTCGCACATCGGCAGACCCAGGCCCCCGGCATCGGCGAATACTTGCTCCGGCTTAACCCCGGCTTTCTTTAGCTCCATAATGATCCGCCCGACCGTTGCCATCGTGTCTCTTTCGCGCCATGTGATCAGCGGAAGGATTCGGTTGCCCTCCCGGATTGCGATCACGTTCTCGTCGCCACCCGCGGAAAAGTCAATGCCAGCTGCCCTGTCTGTTCCATTAGGGACAGGAGGGTTGTTTACGCAATTGTCGTAGCTGCCTAAGCTCACGACCAGGCGCTCTTCGCCCAAGTCCATAAATTCTGCCTTGAGCATCGACTGAGTAAATGGGCTGTTGATGCCGTAGCGTTGCTGAATTTCTTGTATGTACAAAGGGCTGATATGGGGACAGTCCCAGGCTGTCGCCCGGGTCTTTTTCCACAGATCTGCCTCCTTTGTAAAGCATCGGTAGAACTGACCTACCGGAGCCCCCGGCGAACTGGCGACTAGTAATCTAGTTGGTTGGCACCGAAACACTGAAACGTAGATCGGATCTTGGACGGTCTTGGCTTCGTCGACAACGTACAGAAGGGGAGCGCTTTCATGGTTCGCAGCGTGGAAACCCTCCGCTCTGCCTGCTGACTCGTTGTCATTGCCTGCTGTAAACCCCAAAATTCGGCTTATACGCCCCGAGGCGTGCTTGAAGCGGATTTCCCCACTGGTGACCTCAACCATGTCGCCGAAGGGCCTTAGAAGGGCTTTAATCGCAGGCCAGAGTACGGATTCCACTTGGCGATACACAGACGCTGTAACGACGCTCAGAGACTCCTCAAAGCATACCATGTGCCAGACCAGGGCCGGGGCGATGACATTTGACGTCTTGCCGGAACCGTTCGCAGCCACCAGCGCTACCCTGCTATAGATCGGGGCCAGGTTATTCATGACCTCTTTTTGCCAGGGGTATAGGTTTAATCTGAGCACGCCCTCCGCGAATCCTGCCGGGGTAGCCTGTTCGTCAACCTTGGATGCCGGGCCGGGTTTCGATGACCCCTTTTTATTTCTAGCCGAATTTCTGATGGGGGTCGCGCGCGCGCGCGCGCGTGGTGGGGGCCCCCCGGGGGGGGTGTCGTGGGGGGTCGGATTTTCCTGGGGTGTCGTCTTCACAATTTTATTGACTTCCAAACCCCATATAATATAATTCTAATATTGGTCGTTTCATTTGTCGCACAATGAGTCTTGTGTGGTATTTGCCTCAATAACAGACTTCGACCCCGACTTCCCGGCATACTTAATTTTGTTTGCGTTGACTAACAGCGCAGCGTCGGCCGCGGTAAAATGTACGTTCGCCACCGATCCTCCGACCTGGACTCTTGCCTGCTGACCGAAATGCTCCTGAGCCCTGCGTTCGATGCGCCATGCGGCCGCTTGCCAGGTCCCCTTTTCTGCCGCCCTGTCAATGACTTCCAACGCGCGGGTGATGTGGAGCGACTCTGCTTTTTTTAAGCGTTCGGTGATGTGGGGCCTGGCGGATAGGAATGCTGATAGCGTGGACTTTGCGATTCCAAGTAAGTCCGCAATCATGGCATATGGGAACCCTTTACTCAGCGCAGTCTCGACTATTGTCAGGTGCTCCTCGGTAATCTTGGGCAATCCCCTGGCGCCTAGTTCAACGTCCGGGATGTAATTCGGAACTTCATTCATGAGTCTGCGCTCTTTGTCCAGGCGCTTCTCATCCACCTTCTCAATCTTCTTCTCGGGAACGCGCAGCTTCATCCTGCGCTTCTTTTGCCTCGGCACTATGGCCGGGATCGGATCAGAGACTAGATCCTTTGGACTCGTAGTAATTGGCAAGTCGCTGGAGTTTCCAGATGCATTCATTAACTAGCGTCTCCCCAACTTCGTCGCTGCACTTCCTGTTGCAATTGGTAAGCAACTTCCAGAACGATGAGCATGCTGACTTGAGCTTAACGTTCTCAGCGATGATCGATTTGATTTTAGCTTCGTCTGACACATGCAACCCTCCCGGTAGTTAGAAAACCCCGCGCCCGGGAACCACTTTCACCCCTCCCGGGTCGCAGCCAGTTCCCCAACCCACCCCATAAGAACTGGCTTGCGTCAAAGTATTGCATCCGGGCCAACGCGCAAGCCTTTCGTGTTTCACCTATTCTTTCTGGTAAGAATTAAAAAGGCATATGGTAAACTGAAAAGACCCCGCGGTTGGAGCGGTACCGCTAGCGCAGCGAAGCGGGGGGACTTTAGTCCCCCGCTCTAACAGGGGTCTGTTTCACCATTATATACATATAAGGGGAACGAAATGGTGAAACAGTGTAGAACCCGGGTTTAACAGAGTAGCCCGAAATGGCTGTTTTAGCCTAGTTTTGAGCACTAAAACCAACCACCGGGAGCTCTTTCCCGGCCCAATTCCTGTTACCTTTAGGCGCCCCACCCTTCTTACCATTAGCGATCGATGCCTTGGCCTTAGCCTCCGACCTCACCCTGCCGATTCTGGACGTGAACAGCGCCACCGGGACCTCACATCTACAGTTAGGACATTCAATTGATTTACTCATTCTTCCCTCCATTCTTTCCATTCTTTCCAGTTTTGTATCTCCCATTTCAGTAAAGCCTTGTCCTTCTGATTGCAGAAATAGACAAACCTATGCTTCCTGGTCCGCGGAACGATCACTGCCTCTTCCATGGTCCGCGAGTGCCTGCTGTGCTTGTTGCCGACCACCTTGTCCCCGGAAGATCTCTTGTCGGACAGTCCGGTATAGATCCAGTTCGTTGCCGAGTAGATCATTCCATTGTGCCCGGCCCCGGTGTCTGCATAGCTAACCAGGATCAAGTACGGTCGCAACTTTGTTAACTCTCGAATGCTCCAGGATATGAATCTGCTTTCAGAGTTCTTAGGACACCGATCGTCGAGCCACAATCTGTTCAACTCGTAGACCCTGGACGCATTCTCTGCCCCGCATATGCCCCTGCATAGATGAGGCGACGCGGGTTTGCCGAACGAGATTACTCCCAGCAGTTCATTGCCATGGAAGCACCCGAACGACCAGTTGCACGGCACGGCCCGGTGCGCGTAGTGGTTGGCGACGACTACTTCATTCATCGTCTTGGACCCTATGGCCCGGAATTTAAGTTGGAGCGCAGAGGTAGGAATTGCACCTCCATCGTCCCCTTGGAATAGGGGAAGCTCTACTATTGAGCTATCTGCGCGTAAACTCACCATGTCCCCATCTCGTCGATGAACCCGATCGTCTTATCCCGACGCTCCTTCAGCACTTCCAGGAGCCTGTCGGTCATGTCGATTTCGAACAGATCTCCATTACCTCCGAGCAGTCCACCGTCCCGATTTAGATAGCGCAGGATCTTCGGCTTGTTGCTAGCACTCTCCATGATCTCGCAGATCCCATAGTCCCGGTTGTATCGGTAGTACTTGCCCGGAACAATCTGCTCGAACGTGAGCGCTCCCTCTTCTTTGTCGTCGTAGTAGTTCATGGTTTCCTCCAGTACATTTTCCACATAAACACGGTGCATAGAATTCCGCATGGGGTCAATAGGATTAGCTCTGACATACAACCTCCTTCTTCCACTCAGTCACCTTCAGGATCGAGGGCGCCTCGATGCCCAGGTAGAACTGGATGCCCTTTGTGTCCGTCACAAACTTCTTGCCCTTGTTAACTCCGTCGAGCACCTCGAAGACGAACGACTTGTTCGCCCGGCCCCTGTATCCGCACAGGCGAGAAGTGCCCTTGGGGGTCTTAAACTCCTTGGTCAAGTGCTCCTCCTTTAGTCCGTCGAATCCATGGCGAACAATCGACCGCAAGTCTGCCAGGTCTTTGGTCACAATCTCTCCGCCTTCCTCAACCGACCGAACCTCCATCTTGAATGTGGCAGTGTCCGCGTTGTAGGTGCAGTTGCCTAGCTTGAGGTTGAACTGCTTGTTGACCTTGTTGAGCTCTGCCAGGAGCGGGTCAATCTGGTTACGAATTATGTTGAGTGTGTCTTTATTGATCATGTTGGTTGGTCTTTCTTGGTTGGTTGGGTTATTTGATGGACTTGATCTTGGCGATGATCTTGTCTTCCTTCTTGTTCATCCACTCGATCAGTGGCTCGAGCGCTCTTCCGCCACTTGCCACATACTGACCTTTGCATACTGCGACCCAGGTTAAGTGGGGCTCACTGAATCCGCCACTCAAACTAAAGCCAATGCTTTCAGTCTGCTTGAACTTAACTCCGAGTTTTTCCCAAGATGCTTGAGTGCGACCCACTTTGACCGGGGTTGCTTCGGTGCTGGTTGTTGTGTTGCTCATGGTTAGAATTTAACCCATCCGCTGGGTTATGTCTACAAGTATTTTCACTACCAGGCGTAAGTTGTTGATATAGAATGAAATACTTTTTCTAAAAACCTGGCGTCGGAACGCGGTAAACCTCGCCGAACTGCGTTTTATCTTTCAGCAACTTGCCGGACTTCACCAAGCGCGTGAGATATCTCGAGAGTGTTCCCCGCGGGATTCCCATGGCAGGATCTGCCTTCTCCCACACCTCCTTGAACGACGACCCTTTTTCTTTGTCGACGCATGCCATCACTTCCTCGTCCTCATATGCCTTCTTCGATCCTTCGGTTGGTCGCGCATCGTCCGGATTAAATTCTGCTGTGCGTTTCATCAACGGAAATTCCCACTGCACACAAAACGGATCGATCGGAGAAAAGTCTCTCATCGTTGGCTCGACGATCAGCACATTCTCTTCCTTGTGAGGATGCATGACGAAGATGCTGTCCGGGTCCCGGGCGAATACTGTACTGCCCGACATCTTATCAAACCCGGCCCTGTTGCCGTGGCCCTTGCTGAAGTGATGCCCGAACACGACGCTCGCGTTGGTCTCCACCGCAATGCTGTCCACCTCGTTCATTAACGTTGCCATCTCTCCGGCGCTGTTCTCATCTCTCTCTCCGTACAGCTTGTAGATCGGGTCAAAGCAGATCAGTCCAAACTCTCCGATCCGTAGCTGGTCAATGATCTTGGGCCGCAACGCGCTCAGGTCCGCCGAGTGTCCTCGCAGATTCCAAACGAACAACTGATCGCTAGGTATCTGAATGCCTAGTGCCCGGCACACTGATCTGATCCGCTCGCGGAATGAGTACTGCTGGATTTCAAAGTTGATGAACAGCACCCGCGTCTTGCGAGTGGGCATCTCCCAAAACTTTGTGCCCGACGCCACACATATCGCTAACTGCAACAGCGTCCAGGTCTTCATGCTCTTGCTGGTCCCGCCTAGCACCATCTTGCAACCGCGGTGCAGGGCTCCGTAGATAATCTCCTCCGGCTTCTCAATCGGCAATTCGTCC